AAGAACTAATGCAAATTAGAAAAGAGGGTATTGAACCTGCTACAAACGAATTAAAAGAAATTAATGAACTTTTAAGTGAAGGCACAGGAACTATTAAAGGTTTCAGAGACGCCAAAGAGAAATCAAATATGGTTTCACTTGCTAAACAACATGGATTAAAAGTTAAAGATGTTACAGGTGGTATTGAACTATCTGGTAACAAAAGAAAAATACTTGATATGCAACTTGCAAGTGGTTCACACTTGAAGACAGAGAAATTAGAAGAAGGTAAAATGTCAGAGATTGACGCCATGCAAAAAGCTGGTAAGTCAGCGGCTGAGATTGCCAAGGTAATGAAACTACCTGTAAAAACTGTTAAGAGTATTTTAGGTGAAGAAGAAATACACGAATTTAAAAAGATGACCGTTACCATAAATCCTCCTTTAGCTAGAGACCAAGCAATACGAAGATTAAAAAAAGTTGGTTTAGTAGTAACAGATGATGGAAGTAAAACTTTTAAAGTAGATGGTAAAGGCGCAGACCTTAACAAGTATGCTATTGACCTTAAAAACTTTTACAAGGCTGATATTAGAGCAGAGAGTTATACAATAGATGAAAGCGCTGATGAAGATAATTATAATCCTATTACAGAAGCTTGTTGGGTAGGTTATAAAAAAGTAGGCATGAAGAAAAAAGGTGATAAGATGGTACCTAATTGTGTGCCTGAATCTGTACAAGAAGAGGTTGACGAAAATGCTCCATCAGCTGCCGATATGGATAGATTAAAAAAACAAGGTATGAAACCTAAAAAAGAAGAAGAAGAAGAAGAAACAAAACCAGAAGTCAAAAAAGAAAAGTCAGACGATAAAGATAAATTAAAAGCTGACATTGATAAGAAAGACGCAGAAATACAATCTTTAAAAGTTAAAGCAGAAACAGAAAAAGCTAAAACTGCCAAAAAAGAAACTGAAAAAATGGTAAATCCTGAAACAGGTGAGCCATTACTTCAAGTTGGTATTGCATATAAACATATGCGTGATAAGATGAAAAAAGAAAAAGAAATGCAAAAAGAAGACACAGATTACTTTAAAAGTAAAATGAATGATAGACAAATTGCAAACATTAAAAATACATGGAAAAATAAAAAGAAATCAGATGTAACACCAGCTATAAAAGCAATGATTAAAAAGATGGATGTTCCTACTCAATTAGCAATCAAATATGCTGGTATTAATTTACTATCAGACTTGGTAGAGATGAAAAAAGATGACGCTTATGCAATAGGTATGGCACAAGCTAAAAAGGTAATGAATGATGAACCACCTTTAGAGAAAAAGACAATCAAAAAAGGTCACGAAATTGCAGATAAGATTTTAAAAAAAGAAGAAACTATTTTAGAATTTTCTTCACAACAAATTAAACAAGCATATGGTATTGCAAATGACCCTAGATACAAACAAGGTAACTATTCAGGTGCAGTAAAAGCTATTGAGAAACTTGCAACAGGTTTATCTAAACATCCAGATGTACAAAAAGTTTTAAAAAGAACAAATGAAAACGCTGAACATCCAGCAAAAACAGTTTTTGAACAGATTGAGGGTCTTAAAAACAAGGCTGAAAAATCTGGAATGCCTTACGGTATTTTAAAGAAAGTATATGATAGAGGCATGGCCGCATGGAGAGGTGGACACCGACCAGGTACTACACAGCAACAATGGGCATTTGCTAGAGTAAATTCATTCATAACAAAATCCTCTGGAACATGGGGTGGAGCTGATAAAGATTTAGCTGCTAAAGTAAAAGGAAACTAAAATGTCAAACTATTTAAAACACAAGCCTGGCAGCCTAGAAGAAATCGTATCTAAACAAGGAAGTTACAGAGAAGATTCTGGTTATCAAGCAATGTTCAAGAAAGAACTAGACAAAGCTGGTAAAGGTATCGGTTCTATGTCACCTGCTGAAAAGAAAGCATTTTTTACCAAGATAGATAAAAAATATTCTGCTAAAGATGAGGGTATGGAAACTATGGTTCCAGTGAAAAAAGACGACCCTAAAGATATCAAAAGAAAACAGACAATGACAGGCGAAAAAGCTACTAAAGTAGATATGGAACCTGAAGTAAATTACAAATAAAGTTAAAAAAGGTGCTTTTTTTGCTTGCCTTTAGTGTAACCTTGTGTTATAATATAGACATAATAAGAAAGGATACACTATGAAAAAATTACCTACAATATTTCTTGATATGGATGGTGTTCTTTTTGACTTTGTTAAGAACATTGAGAAGACAACTGGTCTTACAATCAATCAATGGACTAAGCTCGGAAGAAAAGAGCGTTGGGATCCAATCATTGCAAAGAAAGACTTTTGGTCTAACGGACCATGGTTAAGTGAAGGCAAGAAACTATTTGCCTATGTTAAAAAATTCAACCCTCATATATTAAGTGCGTATGTAGAACATGCTCACGACCCTAATTGCATACCAGGAAAGATGGCTTGGGCACAGAAAAATACTGGCATACCAAGAAATAAAATCAATCTTGTTATGAGAAGTCAAAAGAAGAACTTTGCTAATGCTTCTTCTATCTTAATTGACGATTATGATAAGAATACCAACGAGTTTAACCGTGCAGGTGGAACTGGTATTACATTCAAATCAGCCTCACAAACAATCTCCGAACTTAAAAAACTAGGCTTCTAGTCTTACTCCTTATAAATAGTAGAGTTATAACGAAATAATAACTTTATAAAGGGAGAAAAATTATGAGTTTATGGGGAGCAACTGACTCTGACGAGAGTAAGCCTAAAAACTTGACTACAGCCGAGAAGCTTGAAGTTAGCGCTTCAGCAAAAGGTTGGGTTAGAGAAGCAGGTTCTATTCTGTCAGGGAATGACAATACAAGTGCAACACCCGAAGTGCTAGTAGCGCTTAGAGGTTTAGCAGTAAAACTTGGTGCAGCCGATATTACAGAAATTACTTTTGTTACAGCTAGTTTTGACAAATCAGCTGGTGGTAACATAGATGTATTAGTAAGATTCAACGAAGCAGTTGATATTACAGGCACACCTAGAGTATCAATTACTAACGGTAACCAAGGTTCTGGTTCAGGTAGAGGTCCACACTTGGCGAACTACTTATCAGGAACAGGTTCAAACGAAATTACATTTAGATGTACAATTGCAGCCGCTAACGCAGCTACAAACGCAGATGATGTATTAGTAATCGGTGCTAACGCAATGGCCTTAAACGGTGGTACAGTTAAAGACGCAGGTACAACAACAGTATCTACTATAACTAATGCTGCTGGCATAGGTACAGCTGCAGGTTCAATTACTGTAGTTGCATAATAACTAACTAATTCAAGGGGCTTCGGCCCCTTGTATAAATATATTAATAAAGTGATGTAGGTATTTACCTACAGTAGCATTCCCCAATAGGGGTTAACAGGAGATAAAAATGGCAGATAAAAAAATAACGCAATTGACCGACCTTGGTGCCGGTTTAGCAAGCGTTGACTTGTTCCATGTTGTGGATGACCCACAAGGAACACCAATCAATAAATCTATTAAGACGCAAGATGTTTTTCAAAATATACCTACATGGTTAGGTTTGAACTCAACATCTCAATCAATTACAGGTGATGGCTCAACATCAACAGCAATTAATGTATCAAAAGACAGCGGTACTCCGGTAACGGAAATTGACGCAACTTCAGCAGCTTGTCCAGTAACAATGGCAAATGGTGAAAACGGACAAATTGCAATCATTTTAAATGTATCAACAGGTGGTACAAATGCAATAACTATTACACCGGCAAATTTAAGAGGTGGTACTAGTATTACTTTAAATGCACCTGGTGAATCAGTTATGTGTATATTTAAAAACAGTAATTGGAATGTAATTGGTGGCCACAACTTTACGGTTGCTTAATAATTGAGAGGTATATAATGTCTATAACTATAAGTCAATTGATTGAAGAGAAAAATTTATTAGAAAAAGATTTTGATGAATTGAATAAGAAAGTTAAAACAGTTGAAGTTGAACTCATGCAAATGAAAGGCAACTTAAACGCATTAAACGGTGCTATGCAACAAACAAATAAACTTGTTAGAATGGCACAGGAAAGTATAAAAGAATGAAGACCTTAAAACAACATATTAAAGAGAAGTCTTTAGAAGATTTTGAGGAAGATTTAACAGGAGAAGAGATGAAAACTTTTAAACAACATGTAAAAGAAGACCATACTCAATCCAAATACGGTAAAGGTAATGTAGGAACACCAGAGGTTAACTCTGTAGAAGACGGAAACATTGGTGCTCATAACATACATGACCCTAAAATTTTGGAAAGAGTTAATGCATTTGTTGGCTCTATCGCAGGTCAGGAATATTTAAATCCTAAAGCTGCTATGGAACAACTTGCAAGTAAACTAAAAACAATAGGATTAGATATGTCCATTCCTGAAATGTCAGGTAATGGTTCAGCTAACCTTGATGTGACACAATTCGGTGGTAGATTTGGTAAAGATACTGACGGATCCGATATTAATGATGATGGTATATCTCATAAAAAAGAGGGTGGTCTTAAACTTAATGTTAAGTATGAAACCCTAGAAAACGGTTCGTCTAAAGTCTTTGCTAAATTAGTATAGACTTTATATGTTCAAAGAGATAACCAAAGATAATTGGTTGTTGTTCGCACAACAAAGTTACGACAACCCTACTTTAGAAAAAGAAGTAGAATTTTTTGATGATATCAAAAGATTTAAATATCTAAAAAGGTTATTTCGTAAATATGATATAACAGGTGAGATAAAGATTAGATTAATCTTAAATCATCTTATTGTATTACAAAATGTTTTTGGTGCTGAGGTGGCAGTTACATTATTATTATTTAAGATTGATAAAAAATATTGGTCAGTATTAAAAACATGTTTAAATTATCTGGAGTATCTATATTCACATGAATTGGATAAAGTAGAAACAGATAAGAACATAGAGGAAATGTTAAAAGAACTATGAGTAGAGGTATTGATTTTTTAATAACTTATCGTGTCGTAAAGATGTTGATAACACCTTTTAATAAAACACAAGCTTTTAAAAGAGGTATTATTGATGAAGACGGTAAAGTATTAAGAAAATTTAAAACAGTTAAAGGTGGTGACCGAAAACATTACACAATGTTACATAGATTTGTATTCAATTTAAAAAGAATACTAAAGAAAGTAGGATTAGGTAGTAGATTAGGTTCATTTGGTGTTGCATTGGCTTTACTTGTAAAAGAAGATAAGACTATGTTACAACATAAAGACTTAATAGAGTCTACAGTTATAACTTATTTAAAAGAACAAAATCTATATGATATGTTATTAAATGAAGTAAGAGAAATACCGGATATAGAACAAGAG